ATCGGGCGTCGCTCGGTGGCGGAGGCGGAGGCGCACCGGCTGCGGCCGGTGGCGGCACCGGTCCCGGCGCATATGGCGGCGGCACCGGCTACGGTGGCCGTGGCGCGATCCCGCGCACCGGTTCGGGTGCGCCGTCACCTGAGCCCGGCGGCGGCACCGTGCCGCAGGCGGCATCAGGAAGCTATCAAGGTGACCGCGTCAATCAAGACGTCATGCAGACGCGTATTCAACAAGCTAATTCCGAATGGATGAAGGACCCGAAAAATCAGCAGATGGTTTACCGTATGCTGGACGCCGAGGGCGGCGCGAAAAACCTCGGCGCTAACTTAGAACAGATGTCGAATTATGCTGCGGCGCGCGGCAAGACGATTCAGCAAGTTGTCGAAGCGCAGGGCTCAGCACAGTTCTATGGACCGAAACGCCGCCTTGATCGCGGTGGCTTGAGGCCGCATGAACGAGAGGCTTTCCACAGCGCATGGACTCCAGAGAAACAGAAGGCATGGGACGCGGCTCGAACGTCGGTTTTCGAGGGCGGGGCAAACAGAATCGGTTACCGTACTGACCAAGGAACGGTCGGAGACCCGAACTACGATCCGAACAAGATGGTCAAGGTCGGCGGCAATATGTTCGGGGTTCAACCGGGCACGGAAAGATGGGTAAATGCGCAGCGAGGCAAACCACAGGTCTCGGTCGGCGGCGACTCTGAATCCACAGTGGCATCAGGCGCGCGCGTGCCGCGTCCCGGCGAGGGCGGCGGCGAGTACGTCAGGGAAGAGCAGGGCAGGGTTGCAGGCATTCGCAAGGGTGCGCTGTCACCAGAGACGCGCGCGTTTCTGGAGGGTGCCGGACGCGAACATAATTTGCGCGCCGATATCTATTCCGGCGGCCAGCGCATGCACGGCGCACCCGGCGCAACGGGATCACATCGGCACGACAAGGGCGGCTCGGGCGACCTCAAGCTATGGGACCCGGTAGCGAAGCGATACCTCGACAGCAAGAATCCGCAGGACGCTGCGCGCATGGAAGCCTACACCGCGTCGGCGGTGAAGTATGGCGCAACCGGTGTCGGTCATGGCGCGGGCTATATGGGGACGCAATCGTTGCACATCGGCGGCGGCAGAGAGGCGTCATGGGGCGGTTCGGGTTGGATCGAGCGCGCGCGGCGTGCTGGCATGGCAGCGCGCGGTCCGGGCGGCGCACCTGTGGCGGTACCGGCGGCACCGCCAGCCGCTGTCGCCGAAGAGCCGAAGGGCGAGGGCGCGCTGCAACAGAAGTCGCGCGACGTCGAGCAGCATGTGAACCTCAAGGTCAACGACAACGAGGTGCAGTTCGCGCGCACCTCGATGCGCAAGCAGGCCGACCGCGAGGTGCGCGAGGCGCGCTGGAATTCCTACTCTGACATCGGAGCCGCGTGATGGCGAACTGGGTGATGTTTCAATGGGGACCGATTCAATTTCAGGTCTTCCCGATGGGCGTCGATAACTACGCGCACCATACCGGCGCGGACTGGGCCAAGAAAGAGATCGCGGGCGCGGCGATGTACCGGGAATGGGTCGGTGAAGGCGACGAGCAGATCACGGTGAAGGGCAAGATATTCCCGCACTACTTCGCCCGCCACATGGCGCGCGGCAACATTCGGACGCCAGTGATCGGCGAGGGCGCGCAGATCGACGGCAGCGGGCGGCTGGTGCGGCACACGGGCGGCGATTATCCGCAGGCAGGCGGACTGTTTCATCTCGACATCCTCGACAACATGCGGCGGCTCGGGCAGGCACACATCCTGATCCGGGGCGATGGCTGGCACTATGGCTGGTTCATCATCGAGTCCTTGAACCGTGGTCATTCGTTTCTCGCCAATGATGGCATCGGCCAGCAGATTGAATTCGAGGCGCAGTTTCAGCGGGTGCCGATCCCCAATGATGCGGCGTCGAATTTCCAGCAGATATACAGTTCGGGGACGGTGGCATGACTGTCGTATCCTATGATCTCGTCACCGTCGGCTCGGACTACATCACCGCCGACCTGATTCTGTGGCGGCGCTATCGCAACCGCGCGCCGAAGATGCTGGAGCGGCTGCTCGACGACAACCCGCATCTGGCGAAGTGTCACAACACCTCGCCGTTTCTCCCGGTCGGCACACAGGTGCGGATTCCGATTGACTACGACATCCTGTCCGGCGTTCCGCAGCGCAAGAACACCGTGGTGCTGTGGGGCAAGACGCCGGAAGGCAACATGACGCAAGGGACGCGGGAGAATGGTTGAGCATCAGGGTCCGCGACGGCTTGCCGTGTGCCAGATACTGGTGAACGGCAACGACATCACGACGAAACTGTTTCCATACCTGATCTCGGTGCAGGTGACCGACAACCTCGAAGGCGGCATGGATGAGGCCAACATCGAACTCGACGACCGCAACGCCGAGCTTCAAATTCCGCCGGATGGTGCCGAGCTTGAGGTCTGGCTCGGCTGGTCCGGTGAAGGGCCACGGATACCCGATCTCGGACGCGAAAGCGCGGCAGGCGGTCAGGGTGTGATCCGGCCGACCGAGCAGGAGTTGAAACAGGAAGCCCCGTTCGGCGGTCCCGGGCTGCGGCAGGTGTTTGATGGCTGGGTCACCAATGTCGAGTCCGGCTTTGGTCGGCGCGGTGGCGGGCGGCGGATGTGGATCGAGGGCAAGGGCTTCAACGACAAGGGTCAGGCCAAAGAAGCGCAGCAAGCTTTTCTCGGCGAGGGCAAGGAGGACGACAGCGAGCAGGGCGACGGCAAGGGCAAGGTGCCGCTCAAGGACATGATGACCAAGGTGTTCGGCGCGGCCGGGCTGCAGGTCGCGATGTCGCCGGAGATGGAGAAGATCGCGCGCGACTACTGGCACACCAACGATTCGCCGATGAACTTCGGCAAGCGCATCGCCGCCGAGACTGGCGGCTTTTTCAAGATATCGAAGCGCACCGCGATTCTGATCGGCAAGACCGAGGGCGTCAACGCGGCCGGTGAAGAGATGCCGACGGTCGAGGCGGTATGGGGCATCAACCTGATCGGCTGGCGCATCAAGCCATACGTGGCGCGACCGCAATGGGGCTCGGCGCAATCGCGATTCTTCGATGCCCACGGCGGCGCTTGGAAGGATGTGAAGGGCGCGATTGGCGGCGGCACACCATTCGGCGGCAGCCAAGCCATTGCGCACGCGGTCAACTCGGTGACCGATCAGGCGAGCGGCGAGCAGACCAACACGGGCGCGAGCGAGGACAGCAAGAGCCGACGCGGCACCGGCTGGGTGCTGTTGAACGGCGAGCCGAACGCTAAGGCCAACGGTTTCGTGACGATCTCCGGCGCGCGTCCCGGCGTTGACGGCACCTACACCATGACCTTGGTCGAGCACAATTACACGCGCGGCGTCGGCTACACCACGCGCGCCACGGTGCAGCAACCGCGCGGCACGGGCGCGGGCATGGAGTGGGTGCAGGACGGCGACACCGAGGAAGAGAAGAGAAAGCGCGACGAGGCCTATGCGGCGACCGGTGATCCCGACGCGCTGACGCCGCCGTTCGCGGGCGAGCCATCAACAGCGCATGATGCCAACGCACCATCGCCGCCGATCTCCGGCGATCAGACTTTGACGCAGGACGAACTGGACCGCATCCAGCAATTTCCACCGCGCCCGGGCGAGCCCGGCGCACCCGATGTGCCGATCTCCGACCGCGAGCCGCCGGTACCGCCGCGACCGGGTGAGCCCGGTGCGCCCAACGTGCCGATCTCGCAGTCGGTGCTGTACCTGCCCGGCGGCGTCAATCCTCTTCGCTAACCTCCCCGACTTGGATCGTTCGCCAATGGGCGATCCAATTTTTTTCAGGAGCGCGAGCCATGACAGTGATCTGCATGTCGTCAGGGCACGGCAAATATATTCGGGGTGCCTCGGGATACTTGGACGAAGTGAATTGCGCCCGCGCGGTCGTTGAGGAAACCGCGCGGTTGTTGCGTGCGGCCGGGGTCGAAACGAAAACATATCACGACGATTCCAGTCATTCACAGGATGAGAATTTGAATCGCATCGTAAACTGGCACAACGGCCAGACGCGGACGCTCGATGTCAGTGTGCACTTCAACGCTTATCAAACCACGACGGCGGCGATGGGCACCGAGTGCCTGTACCTCACCCAGAAAGACCTCGCGAAGAAAGTCGCTGATGGCATTGCGCGGGTGACGATGCTGCCGAATCGAGGGCCGAAGTATCGCGATAATTTATTTTTCCTGAAATCAACGGCGATGCCGAGCGTGCTGGTCGAGGTGGTGTTCGTCGATAGCTTGACCGACGCCGATGTCTACACCGAGGAATTCCCGTCGGTCTGCGCGGCGCTGGCGAGCGCGCTATCGGGCAAGAAAATTCAGG